TCAAGCAATAAAGAATTTCCAATTAGATTATGTGTATTGTGATAATACCAGGGGAGAATTAACCACTATGGAAGAGCAAGGTAAACTTCCGAGTGGACTAGAACTAGTTATATTCACAAGCAAAGAAAAATATGCGATAGCCACAGAATTCGAAAAGGGAGTAAGTTCCGAGGGAGTAGAATTATTAAATGATGAGAGGATGAGGCGACAGATTATCTGCGTAACAAATGACCTGCAGGCGATAGCCAGTCCCGATGGTCATGGAGATGCGTTCTGGTCAATAGCTTTAAGTTTTAAAGGAATTAACCTAAGACAGGAAAGCCTAGGAGATTATATGGACGATGATGATTATAACGAGAGTGCAATTTATGAAAAGAGTTTTTAAAATAAACATATGCAATTAAAAAACATATTCAATATTTTCAAAGAGAAACCTGTGGTAGCACCTCAGCTTGATAGTGAGATGGGGGATAGCGGAACAACTATCTATGACGGTTATATTTCCGGCGAGGAATATAATAATGATTTAGTAGGTAGGGCAAAATATTTAGCTTACGATAAAATGAGAAAAGGAGATGCCACTGTTGCGGTGTCTTTAAAAGTTGTTAAATTACCACTACGTTCTGCGAATTGGTATGTTGAAGCGGCCAGTGAAGAGGATCAAGATAAAGAGATAGCCGGATTTATAGAAAATAATTTAAAAAATCAAATGACAATAACGTGGGACGACTTCCTACGTCAAGCCCTGTTAATGTTAGATTACGGGGTTTTTCCGTTTGAGAAAGTATTCCAATACGTAGAATATAATGGAAAGCAATATATTGGATGGAAGAAATTCGCACCAAGGCATCCAAGGACAATTACTAAGTGGGCAATTAAAAAAAGCGGTGACGGAATAACACAACAAAAAACAATAGAAGTAGGAGAAGCACATATACCGATGGATAAATTGTTAGTTTTTGTTAATGAAAAAGAGGGAGATAACTGGGAGGGAATATCACTATTGAGGACTGCTTATAAACATTGGTTTTATAAAGATAACTTCGAGCAGATAGATGCAATGTCATTCGAAAGACAAGGATTAGGAGTTCCATATTGCCAAGTACCGAAAGGAGCAAATAGTAAAGATAAAAAGAACGCTAAAGAATTGGTTAAAAATTTAAGAGCGAACGAGAAAGCATACGTTGTCTATCCAGAGGGATGGGAAGTCGGCTTTTTAGATATGAATTCAAAGAGTACCCGTGATCCGAAAGAGAGTATCGCTCACCACCAAAGGTCAATCGTTTTAAACGTACTGGCGCAGTTTTTAATGTTGGGATCATCTGACGGAAGTGGAAGCAGAGCATTAAGCGAGGATCATAGCGCTTTATTCTTTGACAGTTTACAGGCGGTAGCAAAACAAATACTAGACGTTATAAATAAATATGCAATTAAGCAAATAGTTGACATTAACTTCCCTGGGTACGGAATATATCCAAAATTAAAAGTAGACGATATCGGAAGCATTGATAAAAAAGCATTTAGCGACATGATGAAAACTTTAGTCGGAGAAGAATTAATCGACAAGGATGATTCACTAGAAAATTATATAAGAAAAGAATTAGACCTGCCTGACATGGTAGAAAAAGATGACGAGGATGAGGTAACTGAGCGTTTAGAGATAGAGTTAGATATGTTACAAGTAGAGATAGCAGGCGAGGGCATGGAAGAGCCGGAATTAGACAGTCAGGAAGAAGAAGAAACTGAGGTGGCGGCCACAGAGGAATTAATCGATGAAGAATTAATATTCGGCGCTAAAGGAAAACCACTCAGCGATGAAACTAAGAAGAAAATAAGTGAAGCCCTTAGAAAAAAACACGGCAATAAAATAAAAGAAGAAAAGGGTAAGGTCGGACGATCACAGGATAACATCGCAGACGCTCGCCGGAGAATTGAAGAGTTAAAAACAGTTGTAAGTAATTTCAAAGAAAAAGCTAAATCAATAAAAGATAAAACTTTGAAGAAAGAATTTAATAAACAGATTAAAATTAAAATCGAGGAAATCAAGAAAATGATTAAGTCCGGTAGAGTTGGAATTAAAGTAGAGCGACAAAAAATAAGAGAGAGTAAAAAAGAAATCAGGACAGAGAAGAAAGAATTAGTAAAGGAACGAAAACAAAGAAAAATAAATAGGCAGATAGATCGTGACGAAGCACGGATTAAAAAATTAGAAAAAACTATTAAGGACAGAGAGAGCAAGGCTAAAGATAAAAAGGATCTAGAAAAGCTAGATAGAATTAGAGAACGGATAGAAACTATAAACCAAAGGATATCTGATAATAACGAAAGAAAAGAAGAACTCGAAATGAGTGAGGACGAAAAAAAAAATCTAATTTTCAAGTTCGAACCTAGACGAAAGTTAACCTACGCAGAAAAAAAAGTAAATTTCGGCAATTTAAATAGAGAATTCGAGAGAGCAGAAAAGGAACTAGAGAAATTATTAAACCAATCATTTAAGGATCAGAAAGATGAATTATTGAAATCATTCCAAAAAGCAGTAAAGGCAAAAAACTACAAAGCAATTGAAGCGATAACTTTAGCAGCACCCAAGAAATATAAACAGAAATTATTAGACGAAATGAAAGCGCTTTATAACTTCGGGAAGAATACTGCATCCGCCGAGATGAAGATAGTAACACCGGCAACACCAATAAGCGAAGTCGAGAGATTAAGCGCAGGGTCTGGCATTATAGTTGACAGCCACGAAAGCAGAATAATGACATCAAGTAAAATAGAAGCAATGAATGGCGTATCGAAAGGAAAGAGTACGACTGATACAATAAAATTAGTTAATGCGACCATGGTAAAGGCTGCTAAAGAACTGGCACAACAAACTGGCTCGATTATTGCCGGGGGAATGATTAACGATGGCCGCAGATTAGTTCAACAAGACAATAAGAAGAATATATACGCTTTACAGAGGTCGGAATTATTGGACGACAGGACATGTAACTTCTGTGAGAGCATAGATGGCAGAGTTATCAAGGTAAGCGACCCATGGGCGCAGGAGGGCATAATTCACAGCAATTGCAGAGGCATATGGGTAGAGATAATGAATAACGAGCCTGAAAAGCCAAAAATCAACGGAATACCGGAATCAATAGCCAAGAGATACCAAAAGACTAACGACTTTAAACAATTAAAAAGTCCGATCGTGAAGAAAGATAGTCTGGCCGCAGATGAAGTTAAAAAGCAATATGCCAAGGAAATAAAGTCCAGACAAAAGAAGATAGATAAATACGAGAGCGATGGAAAATATCCGAATAGAGTAAAGGCTCATAAGAAAGAAATTGATAGAATGAATAACGTTTTAAATAAATTAAAATAAGTATTGTTAAAACGGTATAAGAATGATATAATATAATCACTACAAATTGATGGGAGAATAAAAACTATGCGGCTTTATTCCTGAATGTCTATAGGGTTCAGGAGTGGGACACTTTCCGCAGGGTTTTCTATTCCTACCCTCTGTAGCTCGAAAACCCTCATATCCCATTGAGGGTTTTCTTTTATAAAGTAATTTAAATAATAAACATATGCCACAGCCAAAACAAAAGGACGATGCAATAACTATGATGATATCCTTAGAGGGGATGAAGTTTAGTGATGATAATAAATCAGAAATTCAAATATTAAAAAAAGGAGAATGGAATCACCCATACTATGGTCAAGTGAAAATAGATGATCAGACTATTAAAGAAATGATGACCAATTTTAAAAAAGACATTCGAGCGCATTCTAAAAAAGCAGGATTACCCGTAGACGAGGAACACTTCTCTTCTAAGGGAGCGGTCGGGTGGATGAAAAAGTTAATAAACCGAGGAAGTGAGGGACTCTTCGCTGTAGTGGAGTGGAATAGTAAAGGTCGTCAGGCAATAGAAGACAATATTTATAAGTTCTTCTCGCCCGAATTTTACTTCAAGTTTGAAGACCCAGAAACTCGGAGAATGCACAACAACGTGCTAATCGGTGGCGCACTGACTAACCGTCCTTATTTCAAGGGCTTGAAGCCGGTCGTGTTATCCGAGGATATTATTATTAAGCAAAAAAATCGTATGTTTAAATTAAGTGAATTAGTAACAAAGGATATCGCTTCACTTAGCGATGACGAAAAAAAGTTCATCACTTCCAAGTTTAGCGAATTAAGCACAGGACAAAAAGTTATTTTCGATGAGTTAAAACCGGAAAAAACTGAGGAGAAAAAGGAAGAAAAAACTGAGGAAGAAATAAAGAAAGAAGCTGATGATAAAAAAACAGCTGATGACAAATTAGAGGCTGATAAAAAAGCCAAGGAAAAGGAAGAGGGAGTAACTGCTAACGAGGGCAAAATTAGTATGAGTGAAACCGAAGTCAAAAAGCTAAAAGAAGATGCAGCACTAGGAGTAAAGGCAAGTGAAGATTTAAGAAAAATGAGCATCGAAAAAGAAGTAGGTAAATTATTGTTTAGTGACTCCAATAAAGAGGGTAAACTGCCAGCCACAGCTAATAATGATAATAAGATCGTTGATTTTGTTATGTCGTTATCTGAGGAAATGTCAGTTAAATTTTATGAAATCGTAAACAGTCTACCAAGCGCTAAAATCTTCGGAGAAATCGGAGAGGCAAGCTATGGGGAAAATGTTAGCGATGTTAAAAAGCCAAAAGGAGCGAGTGATGAATCATTCGAACTAGACGTAAAGGCAAGAGAGATCATGAAGTCAAATGATAAGATGACTTATGAAGAAGCTCTTGTGCAAGCTGAAAAAGATTTAAAATAGTTTTAATTCTTTAGAGGTTATATTTAGTATTTAGTATTTTATTAATCTAATCCCATAATCATATGGCTCATGAAGTAAGCGTACTAGACTATCCGTTTGTAGCTGAAAATGCGATGGCAGAAAAATATGTCGTTGTAGAATTAGGTGCAGGCGCAGGTCAAGTGGATCTACCTGACGGGGCTAACGATAAACCCGTTGGAGTAATCCAAAACACTGCATCCGCAGATGGGAGTGTCAATGTTAGACTTTTAGGAGTTACCAAGGCATTAGCTAACGCAGCTATTACAAAGGGTGACTATTTGGTGGCTGTTATTACGACAGGTCGTGTAGCAACCGCACCGGCAATTAGTTCAACATGGACAGGAACATCAGCTTCCACAGAACATATAATCGGTATGGCTCTAGAAGCAGCAGGAGCGGCAGGAGATATTATTTCCATGCTAATCCGACCAATGGTAATTACTCACTAGTTATCATTTAAAATAAATACAAAAACAAAAAAGCAAATCATTTTATTAATCTTTAAATCGTAATCGTATGCCAAAAGTAAACGAAGTACATATCGACGTGGCGTTATCCAACGTTTCACTTGGATATCACCCAAAGGGCATGATTGCTGAGGAAATATTCCCAATTGTCTCTGTTAAAAAAGAGAGTGATAAATACTACCTATGGAATAAGGGGGAAGCATTCCGAGTACCTGATACCACTCAAAGAGCGGACGGTACACGATCTAAGACTATCGGTTTTAGCTTATCAACTAGCACATACAGTGCGGAAGAATATGCTTTAAATATCGAAGTAACAGATCGTCAAGTAGCAAATGCTGATAGCGTCATTAACTTAAGGTCTGCAAAGACTCGAAGAGTTAAAGATATTTTAATGCTAGATCAAGAAATTAGAGTATCAAGTTTATTGACTACTCAAGCTAACTGGGCTAGCACAAACCGTGTTCAATTGTCAGGAACTGATCAGTGGAATAACGCAAGTTATGATTCTGATGCGCCTGATGGTTCAATCGAGTATCGAATTGATACCGGTAAAGAAGCAATTAGAACACAAACAGGTGGACACGAACCGAATAAAATTATTATTCCGTCTGCAGTCGCTAAAGTAATGAAGCGAGATGCAACCGTCAGAGAGTTAATCAAATACACTCATGCTAATCTTTTAGTAGACGGTGACCTACCTCCTGTATTATGGAATATGAAAGTTATTATTCCAAAGGTAAGTAAAAACACAAACGTAGAGGGAAATGCAACTCAGACATTATCTGATGTTTGGGGAAAGCACGTTTTACTTATTTATGCACCTGAAACTCCTCAAATCGATGAGTTATCATGTGGATATATATTCAGATGTGTTAATTCAGCTCATACCGCATGGGGAGTAAGAACATGGAGAGAAGATCCAGAGAAGAAAGAAGTTATTGAAAACGAAGTATGTCAAGATGAAAAACTTGTCAGTAACGTGGCAGGGTATTTCATTGAAGATGTAATTGCATAGTTTAACGGGGCAGGGATCATCCTGCCCCACTTAAGGTTTATATAGGACATTAATTTTATTAACTTATATCATACACATATGGCTGACGAAAAAAATCCTTTGGATATAGTCGCACAAGCCACAGCAATAAAAGCTCAGTTACTGGGCTCTAAGGCTGAGTATGAAGTAATAGCTGAAAGTGGATTATTTAAGAACGGTAAGGTTTACGCAAAGGGCGAAAACATAGTTCTAGATAAACTAACCGGAGGCAACCAAGAGCGAGCAAAATGTTTAAAATTTATTAAGGATGCAAAATAATTGTATGGAAAATAAAAAAATAAATGATAGCGTTGCTCGTAAAGGTTCACTTCATATTAAATTGTTTGATGAAAGTGGAAAACTAAAAGAGGAACGAAAAATAGATAACCTAGTTGTTTCAGTTGGAGAGGCACACATTGCCGATCAGCTAGCATCAACACCCAGTGAAGCAGCAATGAGTCACATGGGTATCGGTACTGGTGTATCTGCAGCAGCGGCCGGAGATACTACTCTAGAAACCGAACTAGATCGAAACGCATTAACATCACGAACGCAAGGTGCAGGAGGCGATGATAATGATATCATCTATGTAGGTGACTGGGCAGCGGGTGACGGTACGGGTGCTATTACTGAGGCAGGTATTTTAAACGCGGCCTCAGCCGGCGTTCTTTTAGCTCATTCTGTTTTCGCAGCAATTAATAAAGGTGCGAGCGACACTCTTCAAATTACATGGACGGTCACAATCGGATCATCATAGTAATTTAATTTTACCCCTCTGTATACTGCAGTGGGGTAAGGACTAGATTATTAAATATAAAAAAAATGGCAGATGCAAAAATAACAGAGTTAGACGCAAAGACAACGCCGATAGACGCGGACGTTATAGCCCTAGTAGACTCTACCGGGCCAACGACTAAAAAATTAACATGGGCAAATATAAAAGCGACGCTAAAAACTTATTTAGACACGCTTTATATATTAAAATCAATCGGAACGGCACAGGGAGACATAATTTATTTTAGCGCGTCAGGTACCCCGGTACGATTAGCAAAAGGCACAGACGACCAAGTATTAACCTTATCGTCAAATATACCAAGCTGGGCAGACGCAGGTGGTGGTGGTGGCGACGGATTTGGTGGCGACGGATCAGACGGTGCTTTAAATGTTACATCGGGGACAACTTCAATAGACGCAGGTGGGGAAAATGTTATTATTAAAAATTATACTTCAATAAATATATCTTCAGGAGCAACATTACAGTTAACTAACAAAGCCACAAACGGAACAGTATTAATTTTAAGAAGTCAAGGAAATGTGACAATAGAGGGTCTTGTTGATTTGGTAGGCGACGGGGCAAACAGCGAAGTACAAGGATTTAGTATTCTTGATATTGTTCAGCATTATGGAAATGTAGGAGGAGCTGGTGGGTCGGTTACACTTGGCGTAGGAGGAGTTGGTGCTACTGGTGCTGGCATACTTGAATTAAAAGATTTATATACTACACCTAGTGATACTAGGCTTTATAAAAGAGTTTTAAATTTAGCTTGTGGAGCAGGTGGAGGAGTAGGTGGAAAAGGAGCGGCAAATAATTCACCTTCTGTAAATGGAGGAGCAGGAGGAGCAGGTGGAGGAGTTTTAATTATAGAGTGTGCTGGTGCTTTAGATTTTGATGCAGGAGGAGAAATTAGAGTTAATGGTTCAGTCGGGATTGCTGGTACTGCAGGGTCAGGCGCAGGCGGTGGTGGTGGAGGCGGTGGCGGAACAGCTGGAATGGCATTAATTTTATATAATACTTTAACAGATAATTCAGGTACTATAAACGCTAAAGGCGGAGCAGGAGGAGCAGGTGGAGGAGGAACAAGTGCAGGAACGACAGGAGATGTTGGAGGCGGAGGCGGAAGTGGTTCAGGTGCATATTCTTATGCAGGTAAAAATGGCGGTAACGGTGGAAATTCATATCAAAGTAATGGTTCAGCTGGTAATAATGCGGTAAATTCAGAGGGAGCAGGAGGAGGTGGAGGAGGTGGAGCAGATAATAAATCAGGTGGAGCAGGTGGATCACAAGGAGCAAGTGATACTAATCATTATTTAGTAGCAAAAAAGTATTAAAATAAAAATACTATAATTATATAAATAAAATGGCAGATTATATAATACAAGAGAATGGCGATAAACTACTCCAAGAAGATGGTGGCGACCTTTTATTAGAAATACAGGCGTATATTTTGGCAATAGATGAGTCTGTTTTGTTGGATGATAGATTAGTAAATGAAACTGTAAAAAACATAGTAGACAATTCTGTAATAGCAGATATTATAGCAAAGGAAGCGAGTATAGAAATATCAGATAATCCGGCACTGGCTGATTTATTAAGTAAAGAGCCGAGCGTAAATATTGACGATACGTCATCGCTTGATGATAATGTTGCAAAGGAAGCACATGCAGAGATAAGTGATAGTTCGGGAATAACTGATTCAGTATCCAAAGAATCGGAAACAAAAAAAAGCATATCAGATACTTCAAGTATTAGTGACTCTTTAGAAAAAACATCTAATAAGCAAATAGTTGATAATATAGTATTATTTGATGCATTGATAAAAAACACAAATATAAATATATCGGAAATTTTAAATATAACCGATAGCGGTTTAATAATATCGATTGAAAAAAATTTAACAGACTCCCTGTCAATAGATGATGTGTTAGAGGCCGCTATAATAATGCTAAAATCTATTCAGGATAATATATCAGTAACGGATAATTTAAATAAAAGTATAGATAAGACAATCAGCAATACAATAAATTTGAATGATGTTGTAACAAGAATAACTGAGTATTACAGAAATATAAGCGACAGCATAATATTAGACGATTCAATAATTAATAATATAAATAAAAATTTTACGGATGCATTATCGTTATATGATTTAATTAGTTTAATAATTGTAAATAAAAATATTCAAGAGAGCATAGGTTTATCTGATGAATTAAAAACTGATTCAGAAAAAGTAATAATTGATGGAGTTAATATCGATGACACAATAATAACTACTGCAGAATATTATAGAAATTTAAGTGACAACATGGCAGTGAGTGATGTAGTAGTTAATAGTATAAATAAAAATTTAATTGATATTACAAGTCTAGCTGATGACATCGGAATCGATAACGCTAAAAATTTAATTGATAGTCTATTAATTAGTGAGGAAAAGATAATAGGAATATATAAAAGTTTAAGTGACAACAAATTAATAAGCGATGATCTTAAAAAAATAATTGATAAAAATTTAAGTGAGAATTTAACAATATCTGATAACGTAGAAAAATCAAGAGAAATTAATAGAGAAATAACAAATAGCATAACGGTTAGTGATTTATTATATACCGCAATAAATAAAAATATATCAGAGTCGGTTTCGATAGTAGATATTCTACAAAAACAATCAGGAAAAAGTCTCGAAGATAATTTTTTAGTTATAGAGAGTACGGTAAAAGATATCGGAAAAGCAATCGATGATCAAGCCGATATAACTGACAACGTAAGCAGGAAGTGGGATGCAAAAATCACAATTCAAGATAGCATTACAATAGCCGAAACTTTAGTCAAAGGATATGATAAATCATTAGTTGAATCTTTGGCTATAGCTGATAATTTAGAAAAGGTACTCAAGAAGAGGTTATATAAAAAAACGATAGTTTTAAATAGTAAAAGAGATAAGATATTAGTAGCCACAAACATAAAAAAAATAATACTAAGATCTAATCCACAATAATATGTCAGTAATTTTAATAATACCAAACGAGGATAACAATCGAGGGCAAAAGTCTAGCGTCCAAACTACTCAAACGACTGGGTGCGTTACACTTGTTATTGAAAATACAGTCGGCATATTGGCTGAAAATTATATTTGCATAAACAGAGAGGGCGCTGAATTAGCTGAATTAAAAAAGGTTAGTGAAGTGGCGGCCGATCAAAAAACTTTAACATTGGATGCGGCCACAAAGTTCGCTCACAAACAATACGAGGATATAACATTATTTTATTATAATCAAAGAAAAATATATCGGAAGCTTGCATCCGAGAGCGCTTATACTTTATTAACCACAGTCGACATCGAGGTAGACAGACCAGAGGGGACTTTATATCAAGATGCCACCGGAACATCAACTGCATTATACAAAGCCACTTATTACAATAGCACCACGTCTGTAGAAACTAGCCTAGATGATGCGATAGCCACTTATGGTGGCGGTGGCACGCATTTCGCTGATTTAAGCGATGTGAGGGAAGAATCTGGCTTTATAGATAACTTCGATATAACCGATCAGAGAATGTTCAGGCATAGGCAAAGAGCCGAGGGGGAAGTGACCGCGAGTTTAATAGCAAGATATAGTGTGCCGGTAACCGACAACACATACTGGGAAAATAGTTCGGCTCAAGAAATGATCAGACAGATAACTATGTTATTGGCCGCAGGGTGGTTATTGTGGCAAGAATATCCTGACGAAAGAGGATCAGGAACGAGCAAGGACGGAATAGAAAAAGTTAAGGAAGCAAGGAGCATGCTGAAAGATATTAGAAACGGTCAATTAATGCTTTTAGGAAGTGACAATAGTCCACTCGGGCAATTAGACACCCAGAGCATCGAGGGATATCCTGACAGTAGCTTTGATTCAATCCCTGACGAAAATCATGATGATGACGATAATTATATATTTAGAATAGGTAAGAGTTGGTAAACCTATGCAAATCTATGCAGTTAGAATTTCAAATCGAGGGAGAGGTACAATTAAGTAGGAGAATAAGAGGACTAGAAAGCAGTGTTAAGAATTGGAGTAAAACATTTAATAAAACCGGTAACGAATTAAAAAGATTTTTCTCAACGGAAGTATTTCAAACACAGGGAGCAGTAATTGGAGAGAGATGGAAAGGCGGAAAATACTATCATAAATTAGTTAGATCAGGAAGAATGAAAAGAAGTTTTACTAGTAAGTCCGGTAAAGATTATGTATTGATAACAAATACCGCTCCATATTTTAAATACCATCAAAGCAATCTACCACGGAAAAAACTACCGAGAAGAATAATGATGAAGTTAGACGAGAAGAGAAAACAAAAAATAGTTAAATTATTTCAAGCAGAGTTAATTAAAAAAGCTAATAGAATTGTTTAATATTAATTATAAAAAAATGAATTTAATAGCAGATGAAATTTTAAGGAGATTAAAACAGTACGGAGATAAACGTATAAAAAGATATTTTTATGGAGATCCTATTATTATTAATGTTTCAAGTTTACCGGCATTAATTGTAGAAAATGCTAGTCAAGAGATAACTCAAAAAGCTACCGGACAAGATGAAATAACAAATACTTATAATATAAGATTAGTTTTTAATAAAAAAAGTGAGTTGGGAAAAAATCCTGAAGAGGTGGCATCCGAAAGAACGATTGCTCAACTTGTATCCGGAAGAGATAGTAGTGGGAACTATAATCAAACATCCATAGTCGGAATATTAAGAAAATACTTCACGTTAGGGGATTTAATTAATGATCAACAAATAGCTGTAGACTTCTCAACAGGCGAAAGAGGTGATATAATAACAGCAGAGGCGGATATTTTATTGACAATAAAAGATAATATTAACTTAGCCAATAGGCAATAATTTAAAAACATATGACTGATTTCACTAAAAAAGACCGACTGTCAAATTTAGGATATATGGCAATCGGTAAGGAAGCAACGAAAGGTGTGCCAGTAACACCGGACGTATTTATTCCTCTCTACGAGGAAAGCATGACGACAAATCCAAACCTTGATATGGATAGTCCGATCATGGGCAATAGATTTGCTCGATATTTTAATTTTCAGGGACAACGAGATCATCAAGGAGTTGTCACTGTAATGGGAGAGCCAAAAACTCTACCGCATTTATTAAACATGATTCTTAAAAAGGGAAGCACTACGGATGCAGACCCTATTTATACTCATCCTTATACATTGGATAATGATCAGCCTAGCGAAGCATCTTATACGATCGAGATCGTGAAAGACGGTGTGACGTTTAGATTTTACGGAGTAGAGATAAGTAAGATCAGTCCAATATTTGAAAATAATACATTAAGATTAAATTTAAATCTTTCAGCACTCGGTCAATTTAGCATAGCGCCAATAAGTTCAGCATCAGGAAGTTCAGCTGATAATGTTACGTTAGCAACTGATTATGATAAAAGCCCAAATACTGGCGCAGTCGCAGGGGACACATTAGTATTAGTTAAAACGACTAGCGGTAGTAGCGACACATATGAGGAAGTGGCAATCACTGCAGTTAATGCTGATGGAATTAAATTATCAACCGCTTCAATAGTTGGAACATACACTACCGGGGACTATTGCTATATTAAAAAACAAACAGCAAGTTATTCTTTGGGAGAGCCATTGAAATGGTCAGGTGCAGAGTTTAGATTTGGAGATACCGCACTGGCCGCTTTATCAGCAACTCAGATCAGAGTAGAGCAAGGCAGTACATTTAATCTACTTAATAATTTTGAAGATGATGCAGGCGCTAAGAGAAGTGGTGACCTTGATCCGGCCGCACTAGTTAGAACAATGGGAGATATTGAATTGAC